TTGCGGCTGTGACAATTGTGTGTCCATCGCGTGATGGTGCTGATGCAATAATCTCTGCACCGATTGACAAGCCAGAGACAAGACCTTCTTGCGCCATAACAAGCGCATCGTTGCCGCCTGATGAACGTGAGAGCTTGAAGGTTGCATAGATGCCGTCTGGTCGTACTGTGGCTGTAACCATGCGACCAATAGGCTTCTTCATGTCGTGCTGTGATAGCAACTTAATCTTTGATGGATCGTTAATCTCGATAGAACCAGCCTCGAACACAACGCCACCAAGATTGGTGTTGCCGATTTCGCCTGACCCCATAGGTACGATTTTCCCGCTAATTTCGCGGCGTTCTTCGCTGCACTCGATTGAGGATGCTTCGATATATAGAGTTTCCATTAACTTAGTCCTTCGCTTCCGTTAGGAGTTAAATCTGTCATTTCCATAGCCTGTTCTGGTGTTGCCAAGCCAAGAGTTAAGAGCTTCTCAATTACCTGCAACTCAACCAATGGGTCGTTCTTTAGGAATGTGTCAAAGACCGCAAAGCGCACTTCGTGTCCTGCTGTAGAGATGTCATCCATGCTGAGCCTGCTCTGGACTGCCTGTACATAGGGCTCAATGCTTAGAGCGAAGAACTGCTTGCGCTCATCCTGAACGTTGGCATAAGTCATAGTGGTGTTCTGATCCGCAGAAAGATAATACGCTGGCACGTTCATAGCGCGAGCAATTTCAGTAGATAGGTTCTGAATTGCTTCGTTGTACATCATGTCTTTAGGTGAGAACTGTGTGGACTGGAACTCAAGAGTGCTGGTGAGGTAAGCAGTTGAATTGTTCTGGCGGCTACGCTTCCAAGCTGCAAGAAGTCCAGAGACTTCAGCAGGTGGCAAATCGCTGCCTGTGTTCTTCAATATGCCAGACGACATGGGAGTAGCTGACGCGACAGATGCCGCTCTGTTAATGTCAATAGCGGATTGAATTGTGCGACCAGCGCGCTCAAGAACGCCCTCATCGAATCCCTGAATAGTAACGATGTCATTCATGGCGATAGGTTGAATATCTACATAATACTGGGTGACGTAGATGCCTTCTAAATCTGTTGTGAATGTAACGCGTGAGTTAGCAATCCACTCAAACTGTGATGGTCTGCCATCTTCTGCGTAGCGTTCTGTCACTCGAAGATAAGATACTCCGTAGAATAGAAGTGAATCCACGATCCATGTAAGGGTAACGAATGAAGGCTGGTTGCCCGCTAGTTGGTTAATCCATTTAGGAGCTGCAATCTTTTCGCCTGTCTTTTTGCTGTAATACTCAAGCGGGATGCTGGCTACTGTTCCGCAGATTAGGTTGCGGGCTCTCGCCACGCTAGGAACTGACATAGCATCTTTGCGAGACACACGCAATGCCATGGCGTTGTAAAGTGATGGAAGGTTCTCACCCATTACTTGTGGAGCGGCTTGCGCTTCCAAGATTTGCGGCTTACGCGAAAAGATGCCCATAGGAGAGTAATTATACACTACATCTAGATTATTCTGTGTATATAGCCGCTACCTGTTGTGGTTTGTAAAGCATGTGAACAACCATGGCGGTTGCAATCGCTCCAGAGACATCGCCAGCACTCTTGCGTTTAACAATGCGCCAAGCCGAATCATTAACCTTGGCTGCGCAGTTATTCATCTGCTGAATCCAGTTCTCTTGACCCGCATGAACAAGCCGCTTTGAGTTAAGGCTGTCGTTAAGGTCTCCGCAAGCCTGATAGAAGGATGCGCCAGAGATGTCTTGCACAATCTGTCCTGCGTTCGAGAGCTTGTCCGCGATTGACTGGGCTGTGTACTTGTCAAAGCAAATCTGTCGAGGTCTGTACTGGTCAGCCCATGCCTTGATGTCCACCGCAATCTTTAGATCATCAACGCTTACTTGTGACTCCCACGTCTGTAGGATTCCAACTCCGATGCGACCATCTGGGAGTATTTGTCCAGCAACCAGACTTGCATTACGGCGAGACGGAGACACATCAAATGCAAATACTGTATAGCCGCCCACAGGAATCGTGAGTGTTGAGTTGCTCGTCTCCTCAAGGATTCCATGAGCCCACGGAGAAGCCAGAGAGTCAATCCATTGACAGAGCAGCTCTGTTCTAGTGTTTTCAATAGGGCTTGTTGCAACTGCTTCTTCAAGGGCTTCCTCGCTTATCGTGTATCCGAGTGCTGGGTTGGCTTGAGCCCAACCAACACGATCCGTAATCTTGCAATATTGGGGAGCGCTGTACTCATAGAACCCAAAGCTCTTAGGCGGGTTCTCTAGCGCCCTTTCTCTCATGCCATTAAGAACTACCGAGAAAGCGTCTCCTGCATTTGAGGTAAGAAGCGTTTGAGCATTTGGACGCGCTCTAGTTGTAGGGATAGCAGCTCTAAATCCTTCTTCGTTAATCTCTCGGAGTTCGTCAATGAAGAGGAAGTCTGCAGTACGTCCGCGAGATCCGTCTCGAGTAGCCGCAACAACGTCCAGCCTTCTTCCGTCCAGCATCTCAATAGACTCTGTGCCGTTGGCGTACCTGATCTGTTTGACGAAGCCTTTGAGGTGGTCATTGTTCTCCAATACTTGAGCGACTTGTCTAAAGGTGTCCAGAGCCATGCTTCGATTAGAGGACATGATAAGGACGTTCTTACTATCCCACTTAAGCAGGTGAGCCAAGATAAGCATACGAGCTAAGTGGGTCTTTCCGTTCTGTCGAGCAATAAGTAGCAGGTTTGTCTTGCGAATCCACATGCCCTTCTTGTCCACGCCCAGCATGTCCTTGAGAACGTACTCCTGCCATGGGAGAAGTGGCATATCTATAATCGTGCAAAGGTCTTTGACATCTTGGAGTTTATTAGCGCCCTTTAATGGGATGCTGGCAAGCCTTGGTTTGGTTGCCCCTCGTAGGGCTTTGGACTGCTTGGCTGGCATCGGGTTAATTCCCGACTGGTCTGGCTGTGAATGGACTGTCTTGGTGGATTACCGACTGTGTCGGAGAGGGAAAGGCAGAAAATACAGGGGGGGTACGCACGCTCTCTAAAAAAACGCGCTCATTGCGTGAGCCCTTGCTGCTATTGCATGACACGCAGCATGTACGCATGTTGCCCTCATCTATTGCCAGCTCTGGCGCTTTGCTAACTGGGATGATGTGGTCAATGGTCATGTTCTTATTTTCTGCACCACAGTAGTAACAGACATACCCATCTCTAGCCAATACTCGAAGGCGTACTTCCTTGTACTTCCTCGATAGTCGAGGATCACCCTTCTTTGTACTCATTGCCATCCTTTAGTCTTAAGATGATGTAAAGCCTTACAATAATCAGGCTCATCATACTCTGTATAACCATACCTATGTTGTACATACTTCCAATAGAAGTAGAACTGATAATCATATGGTGCATCTATAAGCTTGGTATTGCGTATCTGGTAGTACCCGTGATGTGAGCCATTGCGAGCATTATCTCTAAATGATGACTCTCTATGAACTATCTCGTTATGGCACTTATATTGCTTATATGTTAATTGGTAATTGGCTAATGACTTAAGGTCTGTATAACGATCTATTGAGCCTACTCCTACTGCTGTACTCTGCATAGACAGAGCTATCCCAATAACAATGGCTACCCCGCGAGCTAGCCGCAGCGCGGCTCGCGGTGAGCCCCTGAAGGGCTCTAGCCCAGAGAGTACCAAGCGTGTCAAGTACATTTATGTATGACTCCTTACTTTATCTCACTATGTGGACTATGAAGTGCATCACATATTTCTTTGCTAAGCTCATATGGCACAACTCCAGCTTTCCATTTAGCCATGCCTTGAGTGCCTGTAGTCGATCCTGATGGAGCTGGTATGTGGCATGGTGAACCTTTTTTACACATAGGTCTGACTGTCCAATTCACATTACTCCATAAATCGGTAGGCTTTTGCCTATTCAATCCATACTGGCAATATGTAACTGTCTGCCTTCTAAACTGTTGCATAAATGGCATCTTGCGCATCATGCCTCTTGGGTTCTCAATTACAAAGCCTAAAGGTGGATTCAAATCCTTAACTAGCTGTACTGCTTTCTCGGCTAATTTAATGCCGCGCTTAGCTGCTTCTGTTTTGGGAATTGGATTATCACCACCTGATAGCCAATGAAATCCCATAGAAGCTACGCTGAATGTGGTGCATGGCGGGCTAGCCCATACGAAATCAGGCTGTCCATATATGTCAATTAGCTCTTGAGCCCATGTCTCCATAAGGTCAATTCGCTCTGCATCAAAGCGTGTGTCAATATCAAACTTAATGACTGTATGACCAGCATCCTCAAATGCCTTGGTCGCTGACCCTGTACCTGCAAAGAGATCAAATATCAACATTTATTTATCCGTACTGTAGAACCCTGAACCCTTGAAGATAACTGCTGGGACACTTGAGTACACCTTCCTCATTGACTCACCACAGAACGGACAATCTAGATCATGTGGCTCTGCTATCGCAAACTCTTGGTCATACCTCGAATTAGAGGCACATTTTTCGTTATTACATTCAAACTCATAGATTGGCATTACTTACACGTCCTGCATGGCACATCAACCAACTTCCACGATCCGCATTGTGCGCATCTTTCAGGCTCTAATTCTACCGAATCTTTTTGTATATCTCCGTACATTGGTAGAAGTAATTGCACCAAGTCACCAAACCGCATGAAAGCAAGATACTCGGAAGCATCTTCACCCTGTCCATTCATACGGCACACCACGAACGGAAGCTCTTTGCCATCCGCTCTCTTGGTGGCTTGACGCAACCACTCTAGGGGCTGGAAGGCAGTTCTAGCCTTTACCTCAACATCGAACGGGACATTGAGAATATCTTTACCAGCCCCACGACCAACGCTTGCGCTTCTCCACCATTGCGAGAGATAGAGTGCTACCACCCGCTCAGTACGCAGACCTCGGTCTTTCCTGTGTCGTGTCATAGGTGATTTATATCTTCACACTTCTTACACAACCAGACTACTAGCCCATCGCCACGCTGGTACTCATTACACATCACATCGTTGTCGCAGATCGAGCAGTTAGTCCAACCAAAGGATGACTGAAAGCTGTAAGTATGGCGGCTCATGCTTTACCTGCGCTATTGACTGTATGGCACTTGTCGCACTTCCAAGACTGGAGCATTGCTCTTGACTTGATCTGTGAGACTGTTGGTGGGGTATTACAGAACTGGCAGATAATGGCAAAGCCTAGTTTCTGTAACTCCCATGCTGATGCTTCAGCAGCTTGTAACTGCTCATCTGTAGGGAATTGCTCCCACTCGTCATCCATATTACGAAAGTATAATTTACCCACGTTTCACCTGTGGCTTCCATGTGCCATCTTTGGCAATCTCGTACCAGATAGGATCACAAGGCACTTGACCCCCAGGCATATCTCTAGTGCTAGATTCTGGACAGCGCCACATGCCATATTGCTTACCCGCCTTAGAAGTTCCTGTCTTCCATACACGCGCACCATGGATACAGCTCTCGTCTGTCGGAGTGCCACCAAGGACATCCTTGACCATCCCTACTGCTTGCTCCATAGTCTGAACTGGTGCTGCGAAGCTCTGATTCCATGGATCAGATTCTACAGGCACAGGAACATATTCCTTGGCTGTGTCTGCCATCTTTGCTTTTGTCTGTTGCACAAGAGTTTCGTTATTAGCCTTAGCCGCCACCTTGGTCATCTCTTCCCTCGATGCTCGCTTGCCCTTGGTTGCATAACCAGCATTGGCTAGGCTGCGTCCTAAGCTGCTGGTCTCGCAATTCTCTAGTGCAGATGTAGCGTTCACCCCACGACCTTGGACTGTCTCTTCTGCTAACCCTGTAGCCCATGGCTGGACATCTGCCGAATCTCTATAAATAGCAGACCAGACTATGTACTGCGTTGAAGTATTAACAATCAGCTTGGTCTCAATACGCCCTTCTGGGTGATCCTTCCAGAACTTAGCAAGGCGTTCTTCAACTGTCTCGTAATCTTCTAAGTTAAACACTAGTCAAGTTCCTCTCGTAAGGCGAGTTCTCCCGCAATAGCTCCGTAACCAAGCAAATCGAGCCAGTGGTCAAGCAGGTATGGGCTCTCTTGTGTTCTGCTAATCTTGACGAGCTGCATGATGACTGCGACTTGATAGTCGTGTATCGGAGTTTCAAGATATGCAGATAAGAGCATTGCGGTTCTGCGCATATTGTCTTTAGTGTCACCATGAGTATGGTTACGGACGCTGATTGTGTCGCTGGCGGATGCAAGGAGTTCATCAGCTCTCATCGCCCGACCCGCTCTAGTGACTCGTAGTAGCGGCGGACTGCTCTGCGCCCCTTAACGTAGCCATCGTGGTATCCAGAGTAGCGACCTATAGCAAACGATCCGACTGCTACGCCTAGAATGATTAACTGTAATACTGTCATCTTTAGCCCTTCTGCTCCGTATCTCGGAGACAGCAGAAGTATTACATCAGATGGATGCGACAGCCCCCAGATTTAGATAACAAACGTATAACAATTTCAGCAGGATTCTCATCCTCAAAGACTGGACTAGCGAACCCGTCCATAGACCTTCCCCTGCACAATAAACGTGCCGTTCTTCTCGATGTGGATAATGTCCACTTGGACGTTAGAACCCTTGACGTACATGATGGCAAAGGCTTGCTGCCAATTCGCCGTTCCCTTGGTGTATGAGGCTTGTCTAAAGTCCATGAGATTACCTACCTCAACTCCATGCAGAACACGCCCTAAACGCCCGCCAGAGGCTTCTGTGAAGGCGCTACGCCCTGCCCTATGGGTATGACCAGAGATGACGTTCTTCCCATGCCTACGGGCTGCTTCAAGGGCTGATAAGCCCCCTAACTGCTTGATGGGTGTGTGGTCTCCATGGACTGCTATCCAGTTGGGTGCTATCGCCATTGGGTTCTTATGGAAGGTTATGCCTAGTTCATCGAACTTCATAAACTTCTCAAATCGAAGCTCAGGCAAGGATAGGAATGATGGAATCTTCTTCATGATAATGTTGTACAAACGATCCGTATGATTAGAACGCAAACAATCCGTAACCCCTAGCTCCCAGAGAAGCTCTACGCATCGGTCACGGTCATCGCCAAGGCTTTGCTCATAGGCTTGAGGCGTACCTTCTGACCACTTGCTTATGGTTTGGAAGTCAATCTCATCACCAATGGTTACTGTCTGGTCTGGCTTAAAGGTCTTGAGGAATCTGGCTATATTCTGTGTTACCCAGACATCGTGAAACGGAACTTGAAGGTCGCTCAGGATTACTATCCTTTTGACTGAAGCCATTAGTCCTCATCATCGTCATCGTATGGGATGTTATCTATGCGATTGGGAAGGTTAGGGATAATCCAATCAGGGAAGGATTCACGATCACCGAGCATCCAGAAAGCATGTGTCTCTGAAAATCCCGCCCTGCGTAAAGACTTGTAATACTCGTTCATCGCTATGCAGTAAGCATCAAGCGCGCTGTAAGTATCTAAGTCTATGAC